AGCAATAGCTTTAGCGCCCGTACCACCGCCACCATTAAGTGTGACAGTCAGGTTTGCAGCGTTGGTGTAGCCTGTACCACCGACTACCAGGTTAATTGATCCTACTGTGTTGCCACCAGATACTAGGGATGCAGTAGCATTAGCCTGAACACCACCAACTTGATCTGGTCCTGAAATCACTACGCTAGGAGCTGTGGTATATCCTGATCCTGGGTTTGTGACAGCTATAACACCGACTGCACCAATAGTGACAGTATTGTTACCATCCCATGAAAACATTCCTTTATTGGGATCAATTACCAACATCCTGTCGTTGTACCACTGAGTAGCTTCCACACCAGAATTACTAAATGTGCCAGCTACAGCCACATTACCAAAACTATTGTCTTGTATGCGATAGTACTGGGCTGATCCATTTTGCTGAAACGCAATCACATAGTCATAAAGACCAATGTTCATGGATGTCAAATAAGTAACCGTATTAGCAAAAGTAACGGTAGCGTTGCCAATAGTGACAGGATTGGTATTAGGCACAACTTTGGCATTAGCGTAGCCAATTGGCTGAATGTTCTCAATCCATGAAAACTCAGTTTCATCAATCGCTGTGCGGTTAGCTTTAGTGTTAAGCCCTTTAAATTGCTTAACGACCTGATACGATTTTTTCTGTTCCGCAGCAGCCATGTCTTAATATGGACTTGAGTAAACGCTAGGTACTCTACGGGTAAATACCGTATTCAGTACTGATTGAGCGTGTTTTTGATATTCCTGCTTAAAGATTTCTGCTTCACCAAAACTCTGCTCGTAATACTTAGCAAGGTAGGCAGCATAGAACTGCACAGGGGTAAAGTAAGGATCGGTGATGGTATCTGTCGTAGTAGATGCAGCTAATGACAACGGATTAGGCAATACCACGCAGTCAATCTCTAATTGGTACACCTGATCGGGTACTGGTCCTATGTAAATCTGTCCTTGACCATAAATGCTAAAGCACAATGGTCTGCCGATATAGTTTTGCCAAAAACGCAATCTAGCGTTGAAATCTGACCAAGGTAAATAATCAAGCGGTACACGGGTGTTTCCCCAGTACAGATTGATATTGATAATATCTAAAATCGTGTTGCCAGAACTAGGCGTAAGTGGGCTAGATCCGACTAAATTAGTTAACGCTGCATACGAAATATTCTCCGCATTACCGACATATTGCAAGGTAGCCGTACCGTCTGCAAAAGGTGTGCTTGGAGGATAGTTGTTGTAATTGTTTTGTGTTGCTTGAGGGTAAGGAGGAGCTGAAGATCCTGAAGTACCACTCGTAACATATTGATAAATATAAATATTACTAAATACAAACTGCCCAGAAGTGACGGCAGTATTAGCCACCCACTGTGTTGGGTAAGCTGGTGATGCGCCATTTACTGTAGCTGTTGGTGCGACCTGACAAGGTACTTGCGTAACGATTACTTCACGCAAAGCGCCTGTATCTCGTACTGTTCGCTCCCGTGCTTCGTTAATGTAATCAGTTAACTGTTGGTCAGTATAAAAGTTTCCATTAGCATCGTGGAGCAATCTACGAACTTGTGTAATGTAGCTCGATAAGGTTGCCATTTACGATCCATAGTTCATGCTACCGCCTGAAGGACTTTTCCCCCGCCCTTCCGTGAGGTTGGGAGGGGTACTCTTTCCACCAACGGGGATAACGATTGGTTCTTTTTGGGTGCTTCGGATGAGAACTCCCACTGAGAAAGGATTTCTAAACCCTTTTCTAAGTCATTACGGGAGATCACCCATCCTAGCCTTGCCAAATACGGTTCTTTGTCACTTTCTCCGTAACCAAATACATGACGAGCTACTTCAACGGGAATCTCTACGGTTTCCCCTTTTTTAAACTCATAAAACACACCAGCATAGCCATCGGTGAGCTTTTTATCAGAATTGTTAGTTACGAAGATAGTTGACATATTAGAAACTCACTACATCGCCATATACGGCAATGGTTGCAGTGTTAGCGACATTACCGCTACCAGTGTTCACATTGACATACAGAGCTTGGGTTGTAAAACCAGTAATAGCAGAACTGCTGTTATACGGACTTGCAATAGTCAAGTCTTGGTATGTACCAGGACCTGTCAAGTTGCTAAGTGTTGTATTTGCTACTACAGCGTTAGAAATGTTACCGTCAGAGCTAGTAGTTACAGAAATAATCACATTCGAGATATTCCCGATTGGATTGTTTAAAGTAATTCTACGAACAATAACGCCACCAGAACCAACGGTTGCATTAGCATTAGTTAAGCCACCACCTAACAACGGCAGGGTGATACCAGTAACGGTAGCGTTCCCTGTCGTGTTAAATGCTGTAGCTTGCTTAACAGCAATACGACCATTCCCAAATGAATCAAGGTAATACTGTGATACTGAATCAGGATTAGCCATTTATTGCTCCTTAGCTTGTGTAAGTGCTACCAACATTCTGACCACCATTTACAGTAGCTAATGTAATTGTGCTGTTTGTAGTTGCGTTAGCAGCCACATTCACGCCATCAGATACTAAGAATGTTGAACCAGAGTTGTTGCCAAGGATTTGAGTCCAGGTCGCAGCATTACTTGTTGCGTTATAGGCAGACACAGCGGAGATGCTCACATTAGTGTTTGGAAACAAAATGTAAGAACCTGCTGGAATGACTGTACCAGGAGCAGTAACAGTCAAAGTTGTTAACTGCCAATACGCACCAGGAGTATTGGTGTTTGTACCTGTAATCAGGATTTTATTTAAGCCGAGTGACATGGTATTTGCTCCTTATAAAGAAATAGAGTTGTAACCCTGCACTCTGGTCATTGACTTAGGCTTGGTGCTTACTAATTCAGCAATCATCAAGACAGCGCCAACATAACCAATCTGCCAGTTAGGTAGAGTGGATTCAAAACCAGTAAATACGAATGAACCTTGATCGTGAATATACAAGCTCATGTAGTTACTGTTGATGAAGTACAAAGTACCTTCTGGGCAATATGGGTCTGGGTAAATAGGCACACCAGCGACCATCAAAGCACGGAAAGCTGCTTGAGGACCGTTGGAATCGCCATCAAAGCCATGTCCAGGGGTAATTACATATTGCTCTTGACCAACATAGTCTTGAGCGAGGAGTGTCCAAGTACCGAATCCGCAAACACCAAAAGTAGGTACTTCAGCACCTTTCTTAACTGTTCCAGAAATGTATTGGAGTACATTTTGACGAGTTGGGTTTACTGAACCAGCGTTGTAAACCTTAGACTGCCACCATGAGTAGGTAGAACGGTTGATATTACCGTAAGTCTGTAGGTTTGTACCATCATCAATCGCACCTGGCAGTCCAATGAACTGTTGAGTGTTAGTGTAGTTGGTGTACAAAGCGGTTGCCATCGCATCCATCATCACATTGGTTGCGTCATTCATACGGGCTTCAATCAATGGAATGATTGCGTAGTCCTGCTGAACAGCACCTTCCATACCGAGGAACGGTACAGGAGCGATCATGAGCTTCAGGTTAAATTCAGCGTTAAATGCACCTTGCTGAACTGCTGGCTGGTTAAATGAACCAGAGTAGTCAGACCACTGTGCGTTAACAAACTGAGCGCCTTGAACTGGCACGGTTACTTGGGATACACCGCCTGAAGCCTGTTGACTGTTAGCAATCAACGCAGCCATCAAGGGCGTACTGTTATACAACTGTACGACCAGCTTGGGGATAAACGCTCTACGGGTTACATAAGTAAGCTCGTTATACTGCGATGATCCTGACGCTGGAACTATTCCGCCACCTATTGGCATAATAATTCTCCATTAAAAGTAAATATCCCCTATTTACTGCTGTTTAGATACCAATTGGTCGAGTGTTCTTGCGTAACTCGCCCAATGCTTTTGCTGCTTCATCCCTTGCGCCCATCTGTGGGTTTTTCCAGTATTTTGATAGGTCAAACTTGCTGATAGCGCTTGGGTTGTAACCCATTGCTGAATTGGAGGTAGGTACGGCAGCTTGCTTCATCCAATCAAAGTACTCTGCTGCTGTTTCATGATTAGTCATGCCTTTTTCAAGCATTAACTTCTCAATCTGAGCAATTTCATCCTCAGTGCGACCTAATCTTGCTCTGCGGTTGTCGAGTTCTTGTTTTGCATCTCTTTCACGCAATTGTGCTTCCAGTTTCATTACTCGTTCTTCCGCAGAGTTGATTTTCTTCTCTGTGTAATCTTCGATTTCTAATTCTGGAATAGACAAGTCAGGTTTTACCTGTTTTGTCATGCGTAAAAATTGTTTGCGTGTTTGTGGATTGTCAGCCAATTGCTTAGCCAACAAAGCCAATTCATCACGCTGTTCAAATGATAGATCTTCTAAGCTCATAATTTATCCCCTTTCGAGATTAGATAACTTTCTTTGTGTCACCAGGATGTGACATATTCATCATATTCTTGTAGCCAGCTTTAGGAGCAGCAGACAAGCCACCAAACTCTGAATAGCGTGGAGTATTGATAACTTGACCATTTTTCTGATTGTTGTCAGTTGGTCTGCGTGGTAAAGCAGCGCCACGGGGTTTAAAGAGTTCCATAATGATTCCTTACATTTGTGGAGTTGCGGAAGGTGCGCCACCTGGTAAACCGCCAGCAGGAGCTGGTGGAGGTACTGGGGTGGACATACCTGGGATGGTTGGTGCTTGTGCCATTGCTTTGCCTTCAGCCGTTGCACCGCCAGCTTGGGGTAGGGTTTGCAACATCTGCATAATTTCTGTAGGTTGCAATTCATTCGTCTTGGATTTTTTAGGTCCGATGACTTTGTTAATTACGCTGATGGCGTTCAAAATAGAACGACCTTCTTCAGAATCTGATCCTACGGCTGGCAGAGCTTGTTCAAGCAAATCTTGCGCCATAGATAAGTTAATCATGGCTGCTTCACGGTTACCCATCTTGGGTTCTGGGGTACTCATTGGAGATCCCATTGGAGCAGCGGAGTTTTCAGACATTCCTGTAGGAACTTCAGGAGCTTGGGGTACACCAGCAGGGGTCGCTTGATCCCGTTGAGATTTAATCATTTCCATCAACTTGTCTGAAGGTACGCCCATAATTTTTTCCTATTAAGTTTTCAGTAATCGTAATCTTAAACTATCAATTGTCAAGTGGGGAGGTTTATTTAGTTTCCTCCTCCCCGTAGGACTAGTTTGGTCACCCAAAGCAATCCTTACGGATTACTTACGAGCTTTACGACCTTTACGAGCTTTGCGTGCCATGTTGGAATCTCCTAATTAGCAGCGGTCACCTATTTCATGGGGAAGGCAGCCACACCCCTTTTCTCCCGTGAAGGAAACTAATTAACGCTTGGACTTGCGTGATTTCTTGTGCATTTTACGCATTTGGAATCTCCTAAATTAACTATCCCCTAGATTGATTACTTGCAGCTTTTACGACCTTTTTTCATTTTGCGTGCCATGATGCTCTCCAAAATTGACTATCCCCTAACTGTCCTACCGTAATTCCGAGTTTTAGGACTGCGATCAAAACTCTGAATCCCTTGTACACGATACTGCAAATTGGGTGCTTTTTCACCACGCTTCAGTGATTCCGTGGTTACTCTAGGTTGGTCTGCTTTAGGTTGTACATTACCAAGTGCCATTTATGCGCCCTCTTTCTTCGTGGGTTTCTCTTTCAACGCTTGTGGTGGCGGTTGACTTGCTTTTTCCGCTTCCATTTTCTTCAAACGCTGTTTTAGTAATTGTTTACCTGGAGCTTCCACCATGTCAAGTAAAGATTCTTTATCAATTGCTCCAGCTTTAAATAAATTAAATGCCAGTTGTTTTGTATCTTCTGTAAAGATTGGGCTGTTAGAGTGAGCATCTACTTTCACTACATAGTCATTAGTAAATTGCTCTGCAATAAACGGCACATCTTCCGTGTCTTTGTAGTGCGTTGGATCGTACTGTTGCATGAGCTTGAGGTACAAGGTTGCGACCTTTTCCAAGCTATCTTCTACAATCAAAGCCCGTTTTTTAGCTCTTGAGCTACCTAATCTGGCTAATTGGCTGGCATGACCTGCGCTTCTGACACCTGCTTCGCCTTTACCTTGCAAGACATTACCAATACCCGATACTTCTTCAAACATAGCGCTAATTTCATGCACTACTTCAAATAAATCAGGTGGCATTTGTGGTGCTAAGCGCTCTGCTTTAGCATTAGGCATATCAGAGCTTAATAATCCACCAGCACGGTTTAATGCAAAGTTTTTCTCATCCAAGATGCCCGAAAAGCCAGTTAATGCTGTTGGAGGGCTAACTTGCTTAGATAACAGATCCAAAATCTCTACCCAACGCACATTAAGCAATACTTGCAATTGCATGAGCTTTTGCACTTCGGATGCACCCCAGAAGTAGTTTGGCAAGGGGTTAGGGCAGATCTGTACGAATGGACACTCTCCTTTAAGGAACAAAGATGCGCCAGGTCTGTCGTAAATAATGACATTAGGCGCTGCGGTAGTGACCACTTGATAGTCTTGGGTTTCGTCATTCCATACCCACAGCTCAGTCATCTCGACTGTATCTTCAGCCACTTGGGGTTTGTAGCGATTTACGCCATACAGATCCAGATTGATATTGCCGTAAATAGTTGGGTTGGTTTGCGACATGACAATACGATTGACTGCTTCAGGAATCTCTGATTCAGATACCCGTGTGCCTGTAGTAATTCGTTTTACGATGTCATCACGCTTGGGATGTGAATACAGACGGGCATATAGTTCACTCTTAGTGATGTAGTAGGTTTGAACAAGGGCTTCTTGCCTGTCTGTATAACTAATATCTTCTCTTAACACCCCAATAGAATCAGGTTCAATCAGGTACGGGTTAATACCGTTGTTGTAAACCAGCTTGACAAAAGTGGTGTTGTAGCACAGCGCCCAAGTCAAAGCAGTCGAGAACACTTGATCTGCATTGGAATTTAGCCACTCATCATTGAGAGCTTGAGTTAGCCGTGGTGTCTTGCGTTGCTCTGCATCATTGACAGACGCTCCCAATTGAATTGAAAAGCGTGTGGTTTCAGAGCTGTAAAGAAAACTGGTTAACTGATCTAAGTGAGGATTGATCTTGTTGAAGTACGCTGGTGGTTCTTCAGGACCTGCGCCAAACAAGTAATAAGCCCGCTGGGTGGTGTAATCACCTTTGCGGGCTTCTCTGGATACCGAACATTTTGCAATGAGATCTAAATAAAAATCTTCTCTATCTTCAGGTGAATTAGGTATTCTCATCGCTTAATCTGTAAGTTATCAGGATCTCTCATTGTAGAGCTTGGATCAATTGTAGGTCCTTTTATAACTCCAGCTTGTTGCGGTGTCA